CAGTACTTCATCTTTATTTAACTTTTTTCCTCTGGCGTGCCCTCCTGTAATAGCCATTGTTTCTTTTTTAGTTAAAGCATACTTAATAACCTCATCACAGAATCTTGAGGTAAGCGCAGATTTAAAACACCAGAAATAATTAGTTAAATTCATAAGTAATCGTTTGTATAAAATTAAGAGAATCCTTTTGATTGTTGATTATAGAATACATATTGGTAGAGGGAAACATAATAAACTTATTGTTTGATAATGGTATGGTCCAGGTTCTTCCTTTCCTTTTATTATCATCATAGCAAATCTTAACACAACAATTATCAACTTTAACCCCGTATAATAAAGTATAATCCGGGGAGTGTTTTAAATCTATGGGATCAACATCTAATAAAGAAGGTGTCGTTTCATGAGGAGAGTAAATATTGCCCCACGTTTTTTTATTCACTAATTCAATATCATATTCAAGTCTAATGTGTTCACGGATATAGGTATTTAACTTATCCCAAGTTTTTGAGAATAAATATTTTTTGTTATGTATTTGATATTGTAAAATGTGATGGGCTAATTCAATAGGATCTATTTCCCAATCTTTTGGCATCGAAACATCGCCGTAGTATAAAGCTATTTCAGATAGTACTTTCTTTTCCATATCCACCAGTTATGATTTATCTTATTTTTCTAAAATTGTCTAGATCTAAGCTCTTTGCCTATAACTTTAGAGGCGATATTAATTTTCTATTGACGTTCTTCTTTCTTATCCCAGGATTGATCTGAATCGTTCCACTGATAATAATGAGTATTTAATTCTTCCCCTAAATCTGGAGCAGCACCAATAGGAGACTTCCATACAGCTTCAGATGTATTTAATACCCAACTAGCATAAGGTTTTGGAGAGTAGAATATATTATTATCTTCATCCCAAGTCATACCTATGCCTGCATAGTTTCCCCTTAAGGCTTTAGATTGATCCGCTGATAATTCTCCAGTCTTATTATCGTAATGCTTTCCACCACGAGTATTGTAAGATGTTTGAATCCATCTTTCGGCAGGCCAGCTATTATGTTTTTCTAAATACTGTTGGCCTACTGCTTCCTCTTCAACACCGTCAGCATTTAGCATATCTTTATTATCTAAAGTTAATACGGTAAGAACTTTTGATGTATCTCCTATTTTTGCAAAATGTGCCATGCTTTTATTGAAATTTGTATCTTATAATTACTGTTCCACCGCCGCCACTACCCGATGCATAACTTGCATAGGCACAACCCATTCCACCGCCACCGCCACCTGTAGCTGGTGTTCCGGCAGTTCCATTTGCGGCGTTAGTAGTAGTTCCAGCACCTCCACCTCCAGCGCCTCCTACTCCCGCAGTTATTGGCGGTCTTCCACCACCTCCGCCACCACCTGCTCGTTGTACCGCGGATGCATTTATTGAAGTCGTTGCTCCGGCTCCTCCTGGACCTGCTTGAGGGCAAGTCGCAGTTCCGCCTATGGCAGCTGCACCTCCACCGCCACCGCCTCCTCCTTCTGTAAATTCAGGATTAGCTACTCCACCATTAAAACCTTGATTTGGAGTTGTGTCAGGGGTATCTCCTATACCTCCCGCATTTGCAGCTGGCGCACAATGACCTGATCCTGCCACTCCAGCAAATCCTCCGCCTCCTGAACCTCCAGGTCCACCAGAACCATAAGGTCCTGCGAGAGGTGAAACTCCGCCTCCTGTTCCTCCACCTGCTGATGTTATTGAATCAAAAGTTGAAACTGCACCTGGAGCTGAAGCTGTACCCACACAAGACGCTCCGCTTGGTCCAGCAACTCCGCCTGCACCTCCTCCACCTACTGCAATAGCATAACCTTGAACTGTAATATCTAAACCTGAAACTCCTGATCCTAAAGGAGATGCTGAATAACATCCTGAAGCAGCACCAGAAGATTCTCTGTATCCTCCTGCACCGCCGCCACCTCCTCTTTTATTTCCGCCGCCTCCGCCTCCAGCGACTACTAAATAATCTGCTACGGCTAAATCTCCACTTCCTGCTGAAACGCAAAAAGTTCCTGGTCCTGTAAATGTGTGGACTTTATAATTTGTACAAACCGTGGATATAGTTCCACCTGTTGCAACTATATACGCAGGGCCAGCAGCGCCACTAGATCCAAATCCTAAAACTTGATATCCAAAAGACATATATTAATTCTCCTATGCGTCGTTAGCAGCGTCTGTTGTGTAAAATAATTTGATCCCTAGTACTCGTGCGTCACCAGTAAAGTCATCGTCACCATCTGCTGCATTTCTGAAAAGTTGAAAAAATGTATAATCATTGTCAGCTGGAGATCCGGCAATTGTTACTGCACCACTTACCGCACTCATTTGTACATCTTCTACAGTTCCAATTCCATCATCTTCAACTTCTACAGCTGTTCCAAAAACTGCATCAGCTGTGTCGCCTTCAGTAGTAGCTAAACCTTGAAGAGCAAAAATACAGGTATCCGTATTCGTATTACTTGGACTCCAAAAAACTTGATAGGTTACTGTTCCTAAATTCCATGACTTAGGCATCGCAATAGAAAACTGTGCATATTCATTTGTACTTGCATCAAAATCTAAAAGCTTTAATTCAGGTCTAGTTGCTGTTGTTTCGACTGCTTGTGCGTCAGCTCCATTTGTTGTTGTTCCAAACATGGCTTGTGCGGGAACAAAAATAGTTTCTGTGCCTGCAATTTTAACTGCTGCTGTACCTGATTTAAGAACACCTGTTCCTAAAGGATTAATATTAAGATCAATATTTGAATCGGTCGAACTGGTAGAAATTGCTGCAAGAATTGGACCACTACCTGTAGCCGCATTCGTTATTCTAAGTTCATTGACTGGAGTACCAACTTCAGTGAAAACTAAGTTTTCATCTCCCCCAGCATCTGCAATAAAACCTCCGGATACAATTTTAGGAGCGGTTAAAGTTTTGTTTGTTAAAGTTGTAGTTGAAGTTGCTGTGACAAAAGCCGATGTAGCATCGACAATGTCTGGATTCGTGCCATCATTCGCAGTTGCATAAATAATTTTAGTTCCTGTATCGCCAGAGGCCCATGTAACACTAGAACCTGATCCAGTCACATATTTAAATTGAACTGAGTAAGATCCAGAAACTGAATTTTTAATTATATAAAAAGTTTGAACATCTAAAGGAATTGTTACTACAGTATTTTCACCAATTGACCCTGTAAATTCTATAATTCTATGTGCAAGAGTAGCACCTGCTGATCCATCAGAAACAGATAATGTAGTGGGAGTTGATGTTACAGCTTGAGTAGTATAACCACCGGAAATCTGTTCCATGATATTCCAGTTTGTATTAGTAAGAGTCCCCCACGTACCAGCCTTCTCGCCGGTCGTCATAAGTTGAACGCCTAAACCTGTATAATTTGAAGCCATATTTTATCCTGTTAACCTGCGTGTGTATCCTTTGTATATGATGTCGAGCCAGTTATGTCAACATCTGTATAGGACGTGGACCCAGTTACAGCATCAGCAGCATAAGATGTGGACCCGGTAATTGTGTCAGCTTCATAATGTAAAGGAGAAACTGTTCCTAAAGAAGTAGTAGCTGAAATTCCAGTGAGTCCCATTACTTGATCTGGAATTGTTGCGAGCGTTCCTAAAGAAGTAGTAGCTGAAATTCCAGTAAGTCCCATTACTTGGTCTGCAGGCGTAATAGCTCCTACACTAGATGTAGCTGAAACCCCTGAAGGCTGAACGGTAGGATTTGAAGAGATAGTTACACTTCCCTCGTTCGTAGCAGCAGAAATACCCGTTAAAGTAATTGTATGATAAGATCTCGCAGTTGGTGTTCCAACTGCAGATGTCGCTGCAATTCCCGTTAAAGGAACTCCAATATTTATATTTAATGATCCTGCAGAAGATGTTGCTGAAATCCCTGTCAACGATGCAATTGTCTCCGGAGTAACTGTAAGAGAGCCTAGAGTACCTGCTGCAGAGATTCCTGTAAGTCCCATTTGTTGTTGAATAATTACTGGATATCCCCAACCATTATAGCCACTATTATTCCAAGCTATATCTCCCCATCCTGGACAAATTGGTCCTAATGTTGCAGTTGCTGAAACACCTGTAAGAGAAACCGTAATTGCTGATTCTCCCCAGTTTTCTTCCCCCCATGTATCTCTACCCCATCCAGTTTCATTGAAAGCTATAACACTTCCAATTGATGAAGTTGCTGATAAACCAGTTAAGGTAAGAGTGACGTCAGCTTGTTTACCCCAAGTATTTTGACCCCAGGTAGTTAAGGCTTGATTCCAAGTGTTAGCCATAAGGAAGAACTCCTTACGCTAGCTGTATGATGGCTGTTGATGCCGCTGCTGCTGGAAATTCAATCGTGAAGGTTCCACTAGTAACTGTTTTGTCCCCGCCAAAATTGATAACAATGACGGATCGATTAGTGGTGAATCCTGTAATAGCAGTAGTATTATAAAGCAAACATCCTCGTGCAGTGAAAGTAGCAGATGTCCAGCTGGTATCTGAAAAATCACAAACCGCTGTATCACTGTCTAAAGTAACATCAATATTTGTTAAAGTATTTCCTCCACCTGAATATCCTGAAGACGTAGTTGTGACTTCATAAGTTGAAGTTGGGTCCGCGCTTGCATCTGATGGTGCAGCATAAACTGTTGTTGATTTACTTAGGGTTGCCGAGTTGCTTGAATATAAAGCCAGTTTAATAGTATCTCCTGCAGCCGTACTTCCAGAGGCATTTAAACAATGTCCTCCTTGTAAAATTTCTTCTTTAAAGCTGTTACAAATTGCTGATGTTATTGCCATATTGTTTTCCTAAATTAGGGCGACGGTGATTTAACTGGGATACGAACCGTACCATCAGTGTAATCGTCCCGTCTTCGTCTTCCAAGTTGCACTCCCGCAAACTTCTGTACTTCGGTTTTATACTTGTTTTCATATAGTGTCAACATATCCATAGGTCCTTTCAAAAAACCAAAAGCCT